TAATGGGTCTGAAGCAATACCTTCAGTTAATAAGTTTCTATTTCTTATAGCACTGCCCATATCAGAACCAAGCTCTCTTGTGTAAGGAGTAAGTACTTTACCTATCTCATTTCTAAGACCAGATAATGGTACTGAGTTATTCATTAGAGAAGCAATGATTCTATTTTGTTGTCCGGGTTTACCAGAAAATAAATCTACAAATGACTGCATACCAGCTAAATAAGATTTACTAGAAGCTGTATTAGCTAGTGCCATAGATAATTTAAGTAAACTATCTTCTGTCCACTCTTCACCCATTAATTGTTGGTGATCTCCTATATCTCCTACTAATGCAAGTATTTGGTTGTAAGGTTCAAAGGCATCATAGTTAACCCAGAAGTCACCAATTTTTATAGTTCTTGGTTTCCATCCCATGTCCATCCATGCTTGTCTTTGCTTTCTATCTGTAGGTCCATTGCCATGCAAGTTACCACTAAGATATGCCATACTTGCCATACTTATAGCTGCTGTACCCATAGCTAATCTTCCGTTTTGGATAGCTTTAGCATTAATTAAATCTTGTTGAGTCTTAATACCATACTGTAGTAGCTCTGGCGTAGGTGTTTTTGCTTTAGCTATTTGGTTAAATTCGTCAACTAAGAAGTTAAATCCGGGAGTATGTTTAGCTGTCAACTGTAAACCATTAATACCAGTTCTTGCAAATAGGAAGAAAGGTCTAGCCCATGGAGCATCGTCAAATGCTTTAGCTAAGTTCTTACCAAATCCTGTTAGTGGAGCTGTAAGTGTAGCTTCTTGTCTGCTGTACTCAGCCATAGCATCTGTAACCATACCGTTCTCATCAAAGATTTCTTTGTTAAAGTTATCTTCCATGTCACGGAAAAGTTTAGCATCAAAATTTGCAAAGTTTTTGTTACCCATTTTTTCAGTAGCAGCTAGAAATGCTTTCTCTCTAGCTCTTGCTCTACCAATCATTAAGTTAAAGGTATCGTCAGTAGCAGCCATAATCTTAGTAGAGTATGTAAGAAGACTACTATCATTCAAACCTCTAATCATATTAGCGGTACGATACAATATTTTATCTGTTGTATTACCTCTAGTTTCTGCCCAGTGTCCGTAGAACTGCCATTGATCGTCTAGTTTATTTCTTTCTATATATCTAGTTTTAATAGTAGAGATATCACCAGCCCAATAACTATTTAGTCTTTTTTTAAAAAATTCAAAGGATTCTGGTACTGTTTGAACTAAAGCATTTAGTGAAGCTAAACCAGCTCTTGAAGTAACAAAGTCACCACTCATTGCACCACCAATAGCCATAGCCATAGGTCTGGTAAATGTTGCACTACCTGTACCCATGATTGCTCGCACTGGTGTTTTAGGACCAGATAAAACACTATGAGTAAACATAGTACCAAACTCTCTTAAGAATGCACCGGTTAACTTCTTATCACCTTTAAAAGTACCACCTCTCATTTTCTTACGCATAAATACGTCAAGGTCATCAAGGGTATGTACTCCATCAGCCATAGAGATTCCTTCAAATAAAATCTTAAACAAGTCATCGCCACCTTCTTCACCAGTTAAATCTAAAGCCATACGGAAAGCATCAATACTTTGTTGTACTGCTTGTTCATTAGCTTCTCTAGCAGCTTGTTTACTTGCTGCTACAGCTTTTTTAAATGCAGCATAACTTTTAAAATTACCAGATACTTGTCTGCCTTTTTTAACATCTTTTATTCTTCCAAGACCAAAGTCTGAAAGTTGTTGTGAAACTTCAGCACTTGCTTCTTTTCTTAATTTTAAACCAGCAATTAATTTTTTTACAAGTTGGTGTGCTGGACCATCTATATCTCTAATATCTGTAATATTTGCTAACTCTCTACCAGTAACTCCTAATGCTTGTATGTCATTGAATAAAGAAACATTAACCATATCTAATGCTTTTATATATTCAGGTCTTACATACTCACCTATAGTCATCTGTCTAACTTTACCAGTTTTAGGGTCTTTAAAAGCTGCCTTAAGTTGTGTTCTGTCTCTAGTAATTCTTTCAAAAAACTCTTTGTCAGATATTTCACTTGTAGCTCTACCTTCGTAGATTTCTCTAAAAATAGTTAAGTTTTCTGCAACTACATCTTGTAGTTTTTTACCTTGTTGTTTAGCAGTAGTTTCTAATTGAGTAACATATTTCTGGGTTCTAAAGTTACCCATAATTTTCTTCATTGTATCTACTGCTGTATCCGTTCCAATAGCTAATTTTTCTATTAGTGTGTTAGATGTCATAGAACCTACATGACCATCTTCACTACCCCAATTATTTTTCTTTGCCTTTATACCTGTATCTACATCAGCAGCACTATGGCTAGATGTAGAGTTACCTAAGTGTCTATCACCAATAGGTTCATTCTTTGGAAAACGTACTCCGGGTTGTTTTAGTTGTTCTTTAACTTCTTCTCTTTTCTGTGCTTCTACACTATCTCTTCTTGATTGAGTGTACTCAGCAAAATTACTTCTTAAATCATCAAGGTCTGTATCTAATACTTCTCTAACTTTTTGACCAGCTACATTTAATTCTGATGGGTCTGTTGCAATCATATCATCTCTGAATGCTCGCAAATCTTCACCAATTTCTTTTCCTGCTTTACCTAGTTTTCCACCAAGTGTAACTCCAGCATCAGCTACAGTTTTTGCAGTTTCTTTAACTACTGGTGCAGCAGCATCTACTCCTGCTTTACCGGCAGCTATACCTTTTAGTCCTAGTTTCCTAGCTACAGGAAGCATCTTAAATAAAGTAGCATCAAACACAGCACCTATACCCATGCCTTCTACAATGTGCTTTAACTTTCTCATTACAGGTGAGTCTGCTTCACCTGTAGCAAGTGGTGTATCAAGATATGGATAATGTTTTTTTAAAGTTCCTGTTAAGTTATCTTGGTTTTCGTTTTTAGCAAAGGTGTCATATCGTAAACCAATTAGAGCACCGTCTTTCATAGTTTGAGCTAAAGTAGTAGCAGCTTGTGCACCTTTAACTTTTCCAGTTACTACTGCTGCTGCTTTAGTTCCAATACCTATAGCTCTTCCTGCTCCACCAGTCGCAACGATAGTACCACCAACTTCTGTTACAGCAGCTACAGTTGCACCCCACCATGTTTTAGTGGTAAGAGGGTCGCCGTCACCATACATGAATTGGTCCCATTCAGTCTGGTAACCTTCTTCAGATTTCATCTCCTCTGCCATCTCTCCATTGAACAAGTCAATGACTCTTTCAGGTGCAGTGATGATATTACTAGCAACGTTTCTACCTCCTACAACAAGACCAACTCCTGTATCTTTTACATAGTCGCCTGCTGTAAGACCTCCTTCTTCTTTAGGTTCGACAGTATTAGCTTCTTGAGCTACTACTTCTTGGTCTTCTTCAAGATTTTTATTGATACCGTTTTCTATATCGGCAGCTTGTTGATTTTCTACTGCCTCGGCAGTTTCCTGTTCATTTAGACCTACACCAGAAATGCCTATTTCTAGTGTGGGGTCGAAGTTGTTTTCTTCATTCATTAGTTACCTCGGTAATATTAGCTGTAGGGACAGCCAATAAACCGCAGTTACTGGTCTTGTCTGACTAGAGCTTTTTTATTAAAAATAGATGTTTTTACTTTTAGTTCTCTTTCTTTTCTAGCTTTTATAACCTGTTGACGTAGTAAAGGGTCTCTAGGTAATTCTTTTTTATATGAAACTGAATTTGGATTAAATACCATAGAATCGTGTACTTCCATATACGATTCAATCATTTTCTCCCTGTTTTCATGCGCTTTTTCTAGTGCGTCAAAAATCCTAGCTCTTGTTATACGTGAGCGAGTAGGATATTTATAAACAAGTTCTTCTACTTTTTTACTATGTTCTACTTTCTTTTCTTCTTGTTTTACTTCTTCACCTGATACATATTGTAGTTGTGAGTTAGCTAAGTCAACAGGATTAACTCCCATTCTCATTGCTAAGTCTTTGTAATAGTCTGGTATATCAGATGATTGTTTTAGAGGTGTCTGACCCCAAGCAATTAATTCTTTTTGTGTTGCCTGAGTAGCACTTACTTTTTTCTTTTTCCAGTTACCACTAGCAGATTGTGTCATACCACTTTGTATTAATCTACTATAAGAATCATCACCAACTTCAGTGTCAAAGTTTTGTAATCTTAAAACTTCAGTAGGATTATTTATAATAGTTTCTACAGCAGCTATGCCAGCTTTAAATCCATCTTCCGGTCTACCTATAACTTTACCATCACGTACTGTCGCTTGTGTGTAGGCTTCATTAAATGCTTCTTCTAAATTACCATATAATGTTAACCACTCAGGAGATTTAGTATCTGTTTCTCCAAATGACTCTTCTGTACCTCTATTAGTAAATCCACGTAAATACTGTGCTGCTAACTTATGGTCGCTAGAACCGGGAACCATAGCTCCACTAGATAGAATCTTATCTTTATGTTTGTTGTACATTTCTGTACTAAGATTCTTAGCTTCAAAATCATACACACCACCTTGGTAGCGTACTGATTTCTCTATCATATCTTCGGCTTGCCAGTCTTCCATATGTCCACGCAAAGCATCAGCTATTTCGTTAGGAACATAACCATCATATTTCTGTCTGTAGACATTCATCATTATTGCCTTTTCTTCGTTTGTAGTAGGCTTAGATTTAATCATTTCTACATCAGCAGAAATACTTGCTTCTCTTTTATCATCTCTAGCTGCTACACCTTTTTCATTAGCTGCTGCTAATTCACTTGTCAAACCAGACCATTCTTTCCAAGAACCCATAGTTTTAATAGAACCATCACGAGCTGTTATTTCGTGATTAACTATAGACATAGCTTGTGGATAAGTTACTATATCTTGCTCTACCAAGCTAACTAAGTTTTCTGCAAATGCTCTTCTACCAGCACCTATAGTAGTTCTGTTTCTAGCTGCATATCTAGCAGACCAGTCATGTGCAAGTTGATGTCCATCTTCAGGATTAGCAGTAACAAAACCAGACTGTATCATTTTACTGTCAGAAGCTGCTACCTCTGTTTGGTAGTTAGCTTCTCTTTCTACAGCTTGTTTTTTACGTCTAGCTTCGTCAAACTTATCTATCTCAGGTTTAACAACAGTAGCTACCATTGCTGGATTTAATCCTGCAAACTGTTTAGCATACTCAAATTTAATTTTTGCATCTAAAGCTGATTGTTCTTGTAGTGATAGGTTATCCATGTGTCCAACAGACGCTGGTTGACCATCTCTAACAACATCTATCTTAGTAGTTTCGTAAGCATCATATACATACTGATCGTAGTCTTTAGCTTTCTGCATAGCATATTGTTCTGCAACCATATACCTTTCCCACCCAGACATCTTACGAAATTCTTGAGCGGTGATACTGTCAGTGGTTTCTATCTTAGATGCAAACTCTTGTAGAGCTATATCATCTTCAAATAGTATTTCTTTGTCACCTCTGAACTGTGCTTCCAGCTCTGGACTTACACCTTTTGTAAGAACGTCTAAAGCTATTTCTGCTTCTCTATCTTGTCTATATTTTTCTTGTTTCTTTTTTATAAGATTACCGAAAGTAGAAGAAAGGTCAGCTAAGCCTTCGTACATTTTTTGATCGTTTCTTATCTTATCTTCATTAACCTGTTTTAGTTGTTGAAAATATTTTTCTTCACTAGCTTGTATTTGAGCGTCAGATTTTTCTTGTTCGGGAATGATGTCCACGATTTCTTCAGGATTCACTGACTGACCTGTAATATTAAATTGTGGAATCATAATTAATAACCTCCGTAACCATAGGATTGGAAGAAGGGAGAGTTTACTCCCATGCTTGGCATACCAGTATAGTAAGTATCAGCTCCATAACCATAAGCACTACCGGCTGATATAGTGGATTGCTGTGAAACTGATAATTTTGGTGGAGTTCCGCCACCCATAGTCTTATTAGCTGCTGCACCTTCTAGACCAGCACCTAATGCTTGACCCATGCCTAACATAAGTGTCATACCTACGTTACCCATAACAGGTTTCGGAGGTGCAAAGTCCGGAATAGGTGCTACTGCTACTTTACTGAATGATTTATTAAGTGTACCTTTCAGTTGTCTGTTAGTATCAGCCATAACTTCTTTAGCATCAAACCTAGCAGTGGCTAAAGCTCTAGACCTCATAGCTTGACTCAGACCAAATTGACCTTGATTCATAACTAATTGTCTCCTAATTGATGCACCTCTTACACCACGTTCAGCAGCAGAGGCTTCTATCATACCTTCGTTAGATAACATCTTTTTAAAGTCATCTTGATTCTGTAAAATAGCTGATGCTCTAGCTCTATTTAATTGTATATTTGTTCTTGTATAAGCACGTTGAGCTGCTATATTTGCTAGGTCAACTTCTTGTGCAAATTGAACTTGTTTACTTTGATATGTAGACCTAGTCTGCATCCACTTACGTTCTCTGATCTTAAGTTGATGTTCGTACTGTCTACGTTTTTCTTTGTTCTGTTGGGCTACACCCATTGCGTTCCCAACCGCTCCTACGGCTGGTCCTATTGCTGCTACGTCGCACACGGCAAAACTCGATAAAGGATAAATTATTTGGTCCGTAGGTTAATCTTCTAAGAAATTTAAAACCTAAGAACTTGAGTAACTTTAAATGGACTTTGTTTCTTTCGTCAACAATATTCCACAGTAACTCTTCTGGTCTGGATTCAATATACCTTTTTGCTTCTCTAGCAAAGGTATGGGGATAGTCATAGATTGCTGGGGTGCATAACATCCAGATTTGTCCACCTTGGTGAACGCCTGCCATGCCTGCCAACTCTCCGTTGGGTACCTCGAAATAAACTGAGTCGCAGTTATGAAACCCTACGACTAACGAGTTTAAAGGGTCATGTCCATGACCTTCTGTAACCTCCCTAAAATCAGCAGGGAGTAAATTAGAAGCCACACGAAGTGCAGCTTCCAATGTTGCTGGGTGAATGTATTTAGACACGTTGATAAAAATTATTATTATAAACGCCTTCCCATGTTAACGTATGAAAGTTAGCAGGAGCAGGGTGGGTTGATTTAATAGTTAATTCTGCGTTTATATTTCTGTCATATATAGGTACTGTTCTTAATATATTATCGTCAATTATTCCTGCGGTGTTAGCTATTATTTGGTTAGCTGGAGTTACTTCAAATAGTTCTGTATAGTCTGGTCTACCTGTTCTTTTTAGTGTAGTCTCATAAATTCCTATAGGACCGAATCCAAGTTTGACTCTATGTAATATAGTATTAGCTCTAGTGTCAGACCTAAAATTTTGTCCTACTTGAGTCACATAATAAATAGTTGGCATAGTAACTGACATAGTATATAGATAACCTATATAAAAATCTTGTCCTGTCCAATCACCTTGTATCTCTAAATTACTACCATTAACTGTAACTAACGCATAATTACCTATAGCGTTTGTTCCGTCTATATCATACGCTGCTATTTGACCTACACCATTTAAACCACTTGGTTTTGGAAATGTAGTTTTACCACCACTATAAGCACTAGATGCTAAAGATGATACCGGCATTAGATAATCTAAATGTACTCTATGGTCCTCTAAAGCAACAGTATTACTATCCATTCTTATAGAAAATTTTAATAACTCACGCTGTGTACCATTTTCTATTACTACAAACAGAGCATCATCTTGCATACAATGATACTTAATAGTTCCCGGTAGAGTCCATCTAAACCAAGAAGCTAGTTTTCTTTCAGTAATCTGGTCAAAGTATCTGTAACCATACAAAGTTGATTTATCATCTTCGCTAAATAATATAATAGAGTTTTCTCTAGAGTTACTAATTAAAGCTAGATCATTCTCAAATAACGTAGGTACAACTGCACTTTGTTCTATAACTTGTGGTTCACCCTCTCTCTGTACCTGTGCCATTTCAAAGAATCTAGAATGCTTACCAGCATTATCTAAAAAACCAACCGTAGTACCAAGAGAAATAGGATTAGTTTTAAAGTTAAAATTATAAGTAGAAAGCGCGTTGATTTTAGCAGTTGTAGGACTAAATACATCACTATCAGTTGTTAACATAAACTGCTGGTTTTTAGAAAATAGTATTAAACCAGTGTTTACCTGTATACCATCAAATAAAGTAGCTGGATATTCAGAACTAGCACTTATATCTATAGGGTCACTTGCAATTAATTGTATAGCAGACTTAGCAAAGAAATTAGTAAAGTCTCCCGGACGTGACATAACTATCTGTTCGTCAGATAATAATGCTAATCTGTTTCTAAAAAACAGCATTTGGGTAATAGGGTGTTCTATAAAAGAAGGTTCTGGGTTAGTTACATCATCACCTACTATAGCGTTGTCCCATTGTGGAACTGCATAACTCTTACCAGCAATAGTATAGTTACCACCCTTTTGTTCTGTAAGTCTAAAATTACCATCAGCAGTTCTAATAAGAATCACTGGCATAGTAGTTTCATCAAATGATATAGCTCTACCCGGCTTAGCACATTCTTCCCATGTACCCTCACCATCTTTATCATTATTACCGAAGAACTTAACAAAATGATTATCTTCTTCAGCTTCACTATTAACAACCTCTACAACCATCCCATGCTTGCACTGAGACGGTAGATCGCCTACATCGTTAACTTTACCAGCAACAACATTTAACAGCTCTCCTACGGGCGTAGAGGCGTTGAATACGCTAGTTCTTTTTACATGTAGTCCTGTACCAATTTGTGTAACAGTAAAACCATTACCTGTATTGGTATCATTTCCAGTAATTTCTTTTCGTATATCTCCAAGAATACTCTCAGCAGTAATAGTTGTTTCAGTATCAAATGGTGTTGGGTTAGGTCTAACTAAAGCTAAGTTAGCTTGAACAATAGATTCACTAGATTCTTCTATAGTAACCTTGTAATAGGCATCTGCCATAAATACATAGAAATAATCTCCCTCTAACCAACCTTCACCACCATGTAATAGATCGTAAGTTGTAGTATATCTAGCCTGATATGTAGTTGTCTGACTACTACCAGAACCCTCTGTATAAGGAACTGACTGACCAGTTGTAGCTATACGGAAGTATAAGTTTTCTCTGTTCTGTTGACTGCCTTGGTTAGCAGCATTAAATACGTTGACTTGATAACTATAGTTAGTGTCGGTATTACTACCATCAGCTTTCACACCTCCAGTAGCTCCCTCGTCAGTAAGAGTTTTATTGCTATCTACAGAAAAAATACGTGTAGCAACGTTAGGTGCAAACGCATCTCTACCATCACCAGCTTGTGTACCACATCTAGCGTTAGGAGTATTACCTCTATCAGCATGAGATCGCATATGGAAACCTGTATCACAATAGTTGTTACTAGAGTTAACCATAGTCACGTTAATACGTGTAGCTGTATGAACTGATTGAGTAGTGGTAGTATCAAATATATTTACTGCGTATTGTTTTGCGTAAGATAATGATTTTAATTCAATAAATATTTCTTTTAAATAATCTCCTACAGGCTCTAAATCAGCAGTACCTCTTTTCATATTTGTATTAACATTTCTGTTAGTTATGTATGTAAAGTCATTTAGAGTTAGCGTCTGAATCATATCATCTGCTGAATGTTTTAGATATTTAGTACCTGTAGTATCATCAGCGTATGTATATAGATTACTTGAGGTTCTGGTATTTGTAACATCGACAACAGTCTTAGGATTACCAGTTAGACAATCCCACATTTTGATAGTACCATCTTGCTGTACTTGTCCAACATACTGTTCGTTTTCGTCTCTGTAATAGTGAAACCATTTACCGGTAGCTGTAGAACCTACTAGAGTTTTCACAAACTTACCAGCCGGTCTTTTTAGTAATCCCTGTGTAACATCAGGAATTGCATTTAGCATGTCTTTTACCTGACCGGGAATCTTTTGTTCGTCAGGCTGTTGTGATATACCAGCATTCAGACTATGTATAGTTTGTGTAACGTTTGCCATTATCTAATAAGTGCTTTGTAAGGTTGATAACCTCTATAGTTAGTTTGCTGTGGGAAGCCCATAAAGTTATGGTCACCCTGTTCTGTTTCAAATTCCATAGCGTTAGCTCTAGCTTGTTCTTCTTCTAATTGAAGTAACTTAACTAGATCACTATTAGAAACAAGTTGTGTTGCAGCTCTAACTGAGGCTCTTGCGATTATGTATCTCTGTATAGCTGGAGGTACATCTGAGAATTGATATAGTGTAACAATGTCAAATTCATAATCTCCGGTAAATACATCTGTTTGATTTATTGTGTCAAATAATTTACCATTTCTTTTTACAACATTAGTTGATCTGTCAGCTTGACCATCACTAATATCATATAGTATTGCATTAACAGGAACTACATAGTTACCATTTGCATCAGGAGATTTTTTAACTTTGTACTCTGAGTTAAATGTCCAGCCTATTGTTTGGACATCTTTGTTTACTTCACCAAGTAAATTTACTACAAATGCTATCTCTGGATTTTGTAGTGCATTACCTGTGATATTAGTAACAGGAGATTGACCAATGCTACCCAAGATAGAGTTCACTGCGGATAGTTCGGTATCGGTGCTTATTTGAATAGCCATAAAAAAAAGGGAGCCGAAGCTCCCGTATAAAGTGTATAAATTAACCGTTCTCTGGGTATGTTGTACCGAACGCTGTTGGTGCTGTTGCTCCAACGTATAGTTCAACGGCTGCTGCTGGGTTAAGGAAATCTGCTCCCATAGCTAGACGACCTAAAATTACATCGCCTTGGTATACTACTGATACATCTCCAGAAGTTACCTGAACCTGAGGTCCTATAGCTTCTACAACCCCTGCTGCTTCCTTCTGGAAAATTAATCCACAAGATTTAGCAAAGTCTGTGCTGTTACCGTAGTTGTTGTTAAGTCCTGTTACAGACTTTCTGCCGTCAGCTAAAGCTGTACCGACATGGTCTCCTAAGTTTGAAGGAGATGTCTCACCTGTAGAACCGCCATAAGCTACACCATGCTTAGCTAGGAATGGGATGTTCATTGACTTGTAGATTTTGATGCCTGCAATTTCAATGATTCCATTACCTGACTGTAATGCTGAACCTTGTACGTCTCTGTTGATAAGACCGTTAGAACCTATATCTTGTATAAGTGCGTAGTACTGACGAGGGTTTAGTACGGCTACTCTGCCTGCACCAGAAACTCCTTTTTCGTCAAGTGCTGCTGCTGCATCGTAGAAAGCATTAACTAAGTTGCCTGCTGTGTAAGCATCAGAATCATTAGTTGTTGTACCAACTCTGATCTGTGTTCCACCGGGCTCCTTGAAGTTAGTCTTTGCTACAGGTGAAGCCTGTCTAGCACCTTTAGCAATAGCTCTGAAGATGAGTCTATCATACTTCTCTGCTAATGCGTATCCAATCTTCTTGGAAATTTCTCCACGTAATTCAAAATGCGCTAGTGTTTCATCTAGCTCATAAACAAACGCCGAGCTTATTAATAGGTCGTCGCATGTTATTGTTTTTTCTGCTACTGGAGGTGCGCCATCACTGTTACCTAAGATGCTGTTTCCGGGAGTATGGAACTCGGCTTGAGTGCGCCCTGTGTAGATGAACTGCAATGATTTGCCGTTCTTTAGGGTACGCTTCATAACCAACTCACGAGCTATAGACTCGTGTTGGAAGCCTTTGAACATTTCTCCACTGAACAATTTTAAGTAAAGGTGGCGAGGGTCGGAACCACCATTCAACGCACCTTGACGGGTGAGTGATGATGTCATTCCTGAACTCTGTTGAGCCATGATTTATCTTAAAAAGTAAGGGTATTATGTATCGTCTTCTAGTCTAGAATGTTGTCAGTCTTAATTGGTCTAACGTGAGACTGGCACGTTTTGTGGTCTTTTCCCACCGTCGACGGGTAAAAGGTATCCTCCTCAGAGGGCTTCTCCCAAATTAAGAGAGGGTCCGACTCTGAGGTGCCCTCTCTCCGTTGTTGTACCAATGTCTAGTGACACCGGATATGATAAAGATATTAGTTATCAGAGTTATCGTCGTCAGAAAGTTCTTTATCAGTTTCTTTCTTTTCCTCTTCTTCATGTATACCAAATCTAGTTAATGCTGCTTGCATTTTATCTGATTGATGTGCCATTATCTTTTCTTTGCAGTTTTAGCTGCACGCTTAAAGTTGGCTTTAGTAGGAGCACCTTTAGCTCCGGGTTTTCTCATCTTCTCACCAGAGCCAGCAGCAATGCGCTTTCTCTTAGCGTGGATGTTTGCGTATAGTCCTCTCTTAGCAGGCATTATCTTTTACCTCCTTTAGATTTTTTACTCCCACAGGAGCCTTTACCTTTGTGTGCCATTACTTTTTCTTCATTTTATTTTTTATGATGGCAGCCGCAACCTGAGGTCTTTTTCTTGCGAGTGCTGCTAGTCCCTTTGACTTTATAGCTCCAGCTTTTTTAGCAGGAGGTCTACCTCTTTTAGAACCGTAGGTTCCTTTTCCCATTGGCATGATTAACATTTCCATTTACGAAGGGCAAGAGCCTTACGAGTAGGCTTGCCGTTTGGTTTTTTCATTGGTCCCTTGACTCCGCTCATCCGAGCACAGAAGGAACGTTTGCGAGGTCCGCCCTGAGGCTGTGGAGCCTTCAGGTTGGAACCAGTCGCAGCGTTATATTTTTTTCTGCCAGCAGCCGTAAGCCCACCGGTACGCGATTTATGTTTGCCTATCTTTAGGCTTACGTTCTTTGACATTATCCTATAGTTGGTGCTGATAGAGCCACTTGTGTTGCCTCTGTTGAAGCTAAGTCAAGTGGGAAGTTGTGAGCATTACGCTCGTGCATCACTTCCATACCTAGACTCTGTCTGTTAAGAACATCAGCCCAAGTAGGAATGACTTTACCATTAGCGTCTACTACTGACTGGTTAAAGTTAAAACCATTGAGGTTAAAAGCCATAGTAGATATACCCATGGAGGTAAGCCATATGCCAATAACCGGGAAAGCACCAAGAAAAAAGTGTAGCGCACGGCTATTGTTGAATGAAGCATATTGAAATATTAGTCTACCAAAGTAACCGTGTGCAGCTACGATGTTATAAGTCTCGCCTTCTTGACCAAACTTATACCCGTAGTTCTGTGATTCAGTTTCCGTGGTCTCCCGAATGATTGAGGAAGTAACAAGGCTTCCGTGCATAGCAGCAAACAAAGCACCACCAAAGACGCCTGCAACGCCGAGCATATGGAATGGGTGCATAAGAATGTTGTGTTCTGCTTGGAAGACAAACATGAAGTTGAATGTTCCACTGATTCCTAAAGGCATACCGTCAGAGAAAGAACCCTGACCGAATGGATAAACTAAGAATACAGCTAGAGCTGCTGACAATGGAGCTGTGTATGCCACAAATATCCATGGTCTCATACCTAGTCTGTATGATAGTTCCCACTGTCTACCAGCGTATGCTGCTACTCCTATTAAGAAGTGAAAGACAATGAGTTGATATGGTCCGCCGTTGTATAGCCACTCGTCCAGTGTGCCGGCTTCCCAGATTGGGTAGAAATGTAGTCCGATTGCGTTAGAGCTCGGAACGACAGCTCCAGATATAATATTGTTCCCGTACATTAACGAGCCGGAAACGGGCTCACGTATGCCATCTATATCTACAGGCGGTGCTGCGATAAAGGCGATTATGAAACATGCGGTAGCAGTTAGTAAGCAAGGAATCATTAGCACACCGAACCATCCTACGTATAGGCGGTTGTCTGTGCTAGTGACCCAGTTACAAAACTTCTCCCAGTTGGTAGTAGTGTCTCTTTGTAATGAGATTGCTGCCATGTGATTAGCTTGAATGTATGTTGTCGCATTCCTCTTCGACTTTAGAGAGGAAAAATTGGATGACTTGGTATTTTTCTTTCATAGGAAGTTCTGCATCCAGTAGAACTTTGTATCTTGCTTGTTGAAAATCAAAGCAAGACATCTTCCACTTGTATGGTTCGATGCGCCTCGGCTTAGAATACGCCGGGGATAATCTGACCAGTGGTGACATAGGCACCAACAGCAGCAACAAAGCCAAGCATCGCTGCCCAGCCGTTAAAACGTTCTGCTTCATGTGTAAAGATTGGGTTTGTGTTGTGGTGTGACATTTCAATTAATTGAATAGGTGGTTCGTAAGGATACTCGTTATCTAGTAAAGTCTGTAAGTCTTTGGTTTTCATTGTGTGTGTCTATATGAATAAACATTAAATTTCCAGCGCAGACAAATCTTTGACTATTGCTTTTATTCGGAAAGACTTGGTGCCAAAGGTAATTAGGAAAACATATTATGTCTCCATCATTCTGTTCCTCTGGTATAAAGGCTTGTCCATTGCCATCAATGAACATAAAATTCTTTTCATTAGGTGTCTTATGAAAGTGCACCCATGAAATCATGCCAAGACCTAACTGCTCTGGGTCAACGTGGTGATGTGGAGGATGCCCTACATTCTTGTAGTAGAGCTGTGACCAATACTCAAATACATATTTGGTAGAGGAGAACATACCTATTGATTTAGTTATGTCCTCCATAATGGTGTGATATCTATCTCTCCAAATCTTGTCAGGGCGTTGGTGCAACTTAAAATAATAAGAACTGAGTAAAGGTTCATCTCTTCTTATTAATTCTTCGCTGCTTTTTATTAACCCTTTAACAACATTGTCGACTTCTTCTTCTGGAAATTTTATATTTTTGTAAAACCAATAGGGTGGTTTATACATTATTTGTATTGATCTAAAATCTTCTGTTTTTTCTTAGCAGTATTTTTTATTTTTTTCCAATTACTGCCAAACTCTCCAACCATTTTCTTAAAGTTTTTATAAGAATTTGGTCTATCGGTGTTGATTTGTTTTGCCATTAGAACTCTAAATCAGATGCGTCTAGTTTTTCTATAACGTCAGCTCTGTAAGCTGGGTCAGTGTCATAACGTGAGTCGCTCATTGCTGCAACAAGTTCAGCTTGTGATCTAAATACATCGCCTTTACTATTGGCTGCTTTTCCAGATAGCATTCTACCTTCGTAGCCATTAGCCTCGTTGTACTGAGCTTGTAGTCCTGCAAAAGCTATGTTAATAGCTGCTGTGTTACCGGAGTCTACAACAGAATCGAACGCATCAATACTTCTGTTGTCTAAGTTGGTTCCAGCCCACGCGACTACTTCGTTGTAGTTAGCTTCTCCACCGGCTGCATTCATAACGCTATTAACTTGAGCGTCTGACATTTCTATGCCTTGTAGATTAGCTTGAGCTTGAGGATTGTTAGCTTGAATCTCTAAGTAAGCGTTGACTAAATCTTGGCTACTCATCTCAGAGAATCTTTCTATTGTTTCCTCTGATAGGGTGCCCTCGTTAGCATAATATTCATCCGACGCTTCGTTAATCAAACTGACCGCAGGAGCATCATCAGATATCTCTTCATCGCCTTCTTCCTCCACTTCGTATCCTTCGTCGCTGCTTTCGTAGTCGACTTCTTCTTCTTGTTGTCCAAGTTTCTTCTGTAGTGATAAGTATGCTGCTTCTAAATCTTCTGTATTTTTATATTTACCAGCTAGTAGCCCTTCTTGTTCAGCTACCATCTGTTCTCCTATTTGTAGAGAGTCCTGTTCCTCTTCGGTTAGTACCTCTGTTTCAGGAGTATTATCATAAGAATAAGTTTCTGCCATTATTCAGGTTGTGGTGGTTGTTGTTGTATTTGTTTGCTTGGGTCAGCAGCAGGGGAGTTAGCAAATTGACCAGCCTGATTTACAAGAGACATATTTGTCTGCTCTTGCATAGCCTGTTCTTTCTCTTCTGCCATCTGTTCCATAGTCTTAACAAGGTTGAGTACATCAATACCTTGAGCAGCAGCAAGACGTTTGATTGCTTCCATTGGATTGATAAATTTCATCAATGCTTCTGGACCTACTGTCTGTGCAATAGTCTGCATAAACATAGTAAGTGCTTCTCTATCTTGCCCTCTTCCCAAAGCATTTACACCAGCTACAATAGTTGGTCTAATAATATCTTTAGGTAACTTAGGTAGTTCTTGTGTTCTTTGTAAGACTAAGAGAGTTCTATCTAAGTAAGGTATTAAGAAAGATACAGTTAACAAACTGAAGATGCCACCAAGCTGTTGCTCTAGTTCTAACTGTGTTAGTCTGACCTCTTCTGCTGTTACTCTTTCTGCGTTCCTTACATTCATTACTAAGAATGCTTCAAGTAATCTTCTCTCTATTGTTTGTGCCATCTGTGCAGCAGTTGAGAAGTCGGCTGTCTTACCAACCTGTACTACCTGTACGTCTTCCGCCCTGCCTTGTACAATGGCTCCGTTTCCAGCCTTTGCAATTACTGAAGGCTTGGTTGTAGATGATGGGCTGACTAGAAAGATCACCTTACTAGCAGCAGCAGCTCCTTCAACAAGAGCTTGCGATAAACCTTCGAGAGATTTCAAGTCCCCAAGGAACTCTTCTACTCTACCACGTCCGTATTGTTCTCCATCGACTGAATTGAAAGTCAGCACGAGCCAAGGGCTTGCGTTCTTAGGAGCTGTACTACGTGAACCGGGTATTATCATATCTTCTACTTCTTGGTACCATACCCATCTGCCGTTATCTAGTTTCACGCACGTGTAAACTTCGACATCATCTGTATGTGTACCAACTGTGCTTTCGTCGATGCCCGTGTTGGGTTGTTTCTTTGGTAGATCATAACCGAGTACGTCACGACTTATCAATTCCTTTGTAACTATTTCTAGGACGTTACCATTTCCGTCTCTGTTGACGACGTACCTATTTAGCGGATAGTTTTTGATGCCATCTTTACCCATAAATAAAAGAGCATTACCACCTACAATTAAATGTTTAAGTGCTTGGTGTATAACAACTCTGTCATTTGATGCAGCGATATAGTCCATGACCATTCGTTCCATCTTAGATAACGATAGCTCCATTTCTGACATCGCTTCTGGAGGTAAATCTTCACCTAACTTATCTTCTCTTACTTGTAGTTTAAAGAAGGTGCTTTGTGGGGGTAGGATAGCAAGCATTAGTTTTGCTGCTAACCCTACCACACACTTAGAACCAACTGATTGCCACGGGATATTAAGAGTTTCGTGTGTAGGTCTTGAAGATGTATCGTCTTGAATTAAATAAGGTAACGTGAGTTCACTACAATCAACTGCTTTATCTAGGAATTGTCTTCGATCTTGTACCAGTTCATTGTATCTTTCACGTGCAGTCATTATGGATTAATGCCTCCACTTGGAGTAGTGTTACCTGTATTTACTTTAGGATTTAATTTAATTTTTAATGAACCTGTACCTTTTGAGTACTGGTTTTTATTTTTATTACCACGATCATCCTTTGCTCTCTTAACCTGTGGATTAACATCCTTCATTATTGGGTCAGGTGGTGGAGCAGTAGGAGTTGGAGGTAATGGTGGTGGTGGAGCTGGGGGTAATGGTGGTGGTGTAGGCGTTCCGCCTCCTCCAAATATACACATTAGATTTCGTCCTCTTCTATGGATTTTATATAATCAATTACACTAGCTTGTCCAGCTCTATACATAATTGATTCGATTGATTCTGTTGGGTGAACTGGTTTCCACCCGAAGTTATCATCTAACTTCTGTATTAACTCTTCTAGTCTATCGTTATGTAGCTTAAGAGTATTGAGGGAGATTGACATTCGAGTGTTCAAAAAATGCAGGCATTCTAGCTGCCTTTGTTTGCGAAAATTCTGGTGCTTTGCCTTCGTACATAAGTCTGTCGCTGGCATCTAACCAAAATTTTTTGTCCAAATATCTATCGGCATTCTGTTTTAAAGGTTGCATCACCCAGTTAATAGTTGCCTTTCTTAGTTTGTCTAGTGACTGACTAGGCTTAAGACCTAGCTCTGTACATACCAATGAGTTAGCTGCCACATGGACTTGCTCATCTCTTGATATATCTGCACTGACAGTTCTTAGACCGGCATCACCACAGAATCTGAAGAACGGTAGTAGTACAAAAAAGATTGCTCTCTCTGCTACTAACGCTTTTAGTATGGTGTGGTCTGGATGCTGTTCCCACGCAGCACGTAAGCGTAGTGCTTCGGCTTCGGCTTTGTCATCTACGCCTAACGCGTTGGTGATGTAGCCAAGTGCAAGATCATGTTTGATCTCGTCTTTGACGTTGCTTTCTAGAAGTGCTCTAGCAGCGTCGGGAACTTCTTTATCAAGTGCGTCTGTAATGAACTCGCCAACTGGTAACTCCATATGGCGTATTGCAAGAGCACGGTAGATGGTTTCTTCTGCACCTTCTTTAAGTTTTCCTTTAGATGTTTGTACGGGTGTCCACGATCTTTTCCGGGACAAGAGTTTTATATA